CATCATAAATCTTATTTTAAGGATCTTCAAGTAAAATACCTTCTCCATCCTCTTGCAATATCTTATCACTACTTTCTAATAACAAGAATGAAGGTGGCACTCCATTATGTAGTCTAATCTCACCATTAGTTATAAACTCTATTCGTGCTTCTACCAAACCACTTGCAGGTACGCTGACAGCTACATTAGTTACCACGCACATTGATTGATACCAAACACTATTTGTAGTCGCACTTGGGTCGTGATAAACATAAAATCTACCTTCAAAATCTGCTCCTTGTTGCATCCGCACCAATAATTGACTTAGATATACAGGAAATTCTGGACTTGCAAAATCAGCCGTATCATTTTGAAAGTTTCTGTGTTGCCATATTGTTTGTATTGTTCCCTGCCCTGATATAAGTCCATTTTCATATTGTTTTCTAAATTCTTGTCCTAAATTAGTAATATCAACCGTATCTCTTGTTGTTGTAATTTCAAACTCAGTAATCTTTGCAAGTGGTCTAAATCTAGTATTCCTGGTGCGTATTAATATATCTTTTGTAGAAGATGGTGTAGTTAGCGTTAGTGCATCTGTAACTTCACCAGCTAAAGCAGCAGCAAAAGTGTTATATAACTTAATTCCACCCATGTCATCAATATGGATATATTTACGAAGATCAGGAAAACTGTGATTAGCTAATAGTTCTAAATTACTTCCGTCAGTAGTTTCTATTTCAACTTGATCTCCTGTAATTAACGATCCATTAACCTTTTCTACTGAAAATCTTTTTTTTGTTGTATTTACGTCAGCGGGGTTTATAGATGTTAATATTTCAGAATTTAAAGCATCACGTTTTAATTCAATAAAACCTGTCGATCCAAAATATATAGACATTAATAAGTACTTTCTGTTGGTGCTCCATCTGCTTCAAAAGAAATATCTGCTGCCATAACTTCTCCTACTGAATTTGTCATAGCAAAAGAAGTTATAACACCTTGTATATCTATATAATGTTTTGAATCAACCTGTAGTCTAAATTTTACTTTTGGCCTTTCAATACTTCGCGGAATATTACCTGATCTCGGTAAAATTTTGTCTATTATTTGAGTTGATAACTTATCAGCACTATGAGTAGCACTAACATCAGTTGCATAATAATAAATACTTGCAGAGCCAGTAGTGCTTGTTATTCCAGGGATTATTGTTCTATCAAAATCACCTAATGATACCGTTTCTAAAACAGATGTATTAATAGTTACAGACCAAGATCGAACTTTTGCAACTTCATCTGTAGTTGAAATACTATTATTTTCGTCATTTACGAACAACTTACCATCTTGGCCTGAATAAAACTTAGACATCGTTTTAGTTTAATTTTAAATACATTCTAATCCCCATCGAGGCAAGCGACAAATTTACATTGCATATTTACTCTGTTGGGCATGACGCT